TTAGTGGATGAACTAAAGAAGGTGTCATCCTTTATTATTGATCTTGACTACGAGTTTTGGGACGGTTTCTTTGCTGGCAACGTGATGAGTATGTTCTCTCGCGTTTGTACTCGTGTCATGAGAGACTACGAAAATAAGCTCGCACGGGATACATTAATCCTTGAACAAACACACTTTGTTCTGTTGCTTTTGAACCTTGTCATCTTGATGTTACAAGGCAACACTTCAGGCGGTGCGGCAACATCCATTATCAATTCCTTCGGGAATGATGTCAAGATCAAATATCTTTGGATGAAGTTAGCACCCGAAGGGATGCGATCCATGGAAATGTTCCGTAAACATGTGCGATGCGCATTTTATGGTGATGATGCTCTTTTGGCTGTGTCTCCAGCTGCCTTGCCTTTCTTTAACTTTGATACGATTCAATCGTATTTTAAGAGTATGGGCATCACCGTAACAATGGCTAATAAGACGTCGGATAGTGTACCATATGGCACCATTGACACTGTGCAATTTTTGAAAAGAAGATTTGCAAAGAATGCGGTTGGTCAATATGTGCCCTTGATGGATTTATCGACTCTTGCCTCCCTTACAAACTGGATAACTCGTACACCAATAGGTGAAACTGAGCAATGTTTGCTTAATTGCAATTGCTGTTTGGATTTCGCCTTTTTCTACGGGTACGATTATTTTATGGAGGTTCAAGAAAGAATAATAAGAGCTTTCAATGACAGATGTCTGGTCACTGTCGGGATCAAAACATACCAGGACTGTGTTGAAAAGTTCTATCGTTCCAATTACTGTGCTCGAACGGCAGAAGCCAATGGACGAATCCGTTATCAACATTCAGTTACGATGGATTTTGATTCATTTTGTTCACGATGTCAGCGAGCAATTAATCCCAGCTTTCCTGCTCTGTGTGGCTCCTATGCCTATTCTAGCTCGACACTCGTGGAATTTTTAACCTGTCGTTGTGGAAAACCGAACCAATTAACAACTGGTGTTGATGCATCCACTCAAACAAGTGTACAGGCATATTGTTTTGAGTGGAAAAAGAGAGGAGTCCTTAGTGAGCACTATAAACTCGAAATGCTCTTGGATTGCTCCCCACATACATGTAACAATTACGATCATGTTACAATGTATCGAAATGCCTTCGAATATGACCAATCCGACGTCTCATGGATAAGTCCTATCGTGGGTCGTTCTGTAATGGATGTGCTCAGTGAGCTTCCCGGCCAAGATGTCTTGATATTGCGGGATTACAAGTTTCATGACCATTATAGAACGGCGGGTGAAACTGCTAATGATTATTCGAATGAACGAAAATCAGATGCGTCCGGCCCTAAACGCCTACAAACTACAATTGAGCACTCACTGGTGTCGTTGACCCAGACACAGCACAAAAAATGGGTCATCAATGAACGCAACCGTGATCTACTTCTTCGGACCTACATTCAAAGGTTCGGTCGACTTCCACCAACAGCTGAGCCACACATGATGTCAGGCGAGGGGATGAAGCTGATTTCCTCGGATTCACCAGCCCAATCGCAGGACGTCATAGGTGCTACCGGTCAAACTGGCGCAAGCTCCCATCATATGGACACAGCCTGGACCTTGAATATGATGGCGGAAAAACCTACGTACATCGGCACTGTCAACTATGTCACGACCAATGTACCATTTACAGCTAGTGGTATTATACAACGTTGGATGGTTCCGTTTGACTTGTTGACAACATCTACCAACACCGTGCCATTCCTGAACATGACTTTCTGGAAGGGAGAGATAATTATCTCCTTCAATTGTCAAGGTTCCAAATTCCATCTTGGGAAAGTGATTGCTTTCTTCGTACCACTTTCCAGCACCGTGTCGATTGATGCCTGGCAGGCTTTAGATCCAGCAAGCATGACTGCTCTAAACCACGTGTTTATGGATGTTACGGAGTCAACAACAGCTGAACTCCATATACCATATTCCCATCCATACGATCAGTTGTTGCTGACTGATGCAGATGGAACCAGCATACAGACAAACCTCAACTACCTAGGTCATGTGTATTTGTGTGCCTTCAATCAGCTCACAATATCATCCACAGCAACCGCCGTTTTGCCAATTACAGTGTTTGCATCTTTCCGTAATAATAGTTTTACGGTGACGAAACCAACACCATCTGTTGGAATGCAGGCACCTCTTGCGCAACACACAAGAACGCGCACAAGTTCGGTTTCCTCAGAATTCCTTACAGTTGAGGAAGAGGAAACGATTCGTCAGATGAGAAACGGAAAAGGATTGAGACGAACCGCAACTAAAAATGTGCGTGTCGATTCCGATGTGCCTCCTTTGGCAGGACAAGAGCCTGGATGGAGAATTATTGATGACGATGAGGCACTTTTTCCAACTGCTGGAGTCCACGCACCTCCGACCTCTGAACCAAACATGATGGCTGCAGCGGCCGAACACCTGCCTGGTGTAATTGGCCTTGCCACAAAAGGGATCGAAGCTATTGCTAATCGGAACCAACCACCTACGAGTGGAAAAGTAGTTCCGACTAATAGCGCCAGTAATAATGTTAATATCACGGTTGCTGGCAACGATGCTACGCAGAAGGATGCTCCAAGTCTTACCAATAATGGAACTCCCACACTGCGACAGCCTTTCCCATTCATGAGGCACAGTTCAGATCTCAACCAATTTGATATGCAAGCTCTACATCCAGAGTATACAAAACCATATCAACCCCAGAATACCGGCTCGGCAGAGGATTTGATGAATGCTCTCACCTTGGCTCGGAAACCATGCTGTATTGGCACCATTGCATGGAATACATCAGTCACCTCTGGTACACAACTTTCCTTGCCTAACTCCTGGATAATGCCTTTTCCACATGGCATATACAGCACAAATGGTCTTGGCAAGCAAATAACTAGTCCTTATTCACCGGCACTCGTTGATTGGATAACAGCGGTTGGAGGATATCAGTGGTGGAGTGGAGAACTTGAGATTAGTTTCCAGATTGTGGCTTCACCTTTTGCGAAAGGGCGGTTGCAATTCTTTGCACACTACGGCCAAACAGCCTTTCCAGCGACCTTTGCCGGTGCCCAATCACAATATGGGACCATGTTTGAACTTGGAGCCGATCAGAAGGAGTTCACATTTCGTCTATTGCCAAATGGTCAAACAGCTTGGAAGCTGGTCGCTAACGGTAGTGCCTATAATTTCTTCGAGGGCACAAAAGGTCTTGACTACGGATATGGCGTAATGTCTCTCTGGGTGGTGAATCCATTGGTTGTG